GTTAAACGAAGCTGTTGGTGGTAGTTCTAAATCACAACACTGTAAAGGTCAAGCAGCAGATATTGAAGTACCAGGCGTTCCTAATGCTGAACTAGCAGAATGGATTAAAGAGAACTGTGACTTCGATCAACTCATTCTTGAATTCTACACTCCAGGTATTCCTGATAGTGGCTGGGTTCATGTATCATACGTCAGTGAAGAAGATAACCGTAAGAGTATTCTTACAGCTTCTCGTATCGACGGCAAAACACAATATAGCGTTGGGTTAAACGCATAAAGATTAAAAATTAAACACTAATCTAATTAACGTTTTGTATAAATATAAATGTAAAACAATGTAAAGGATTGAAATGAAGAATATTTTTATTATTGCTTTGTTAGTATTTTGCAGTGCGGTAAATGCTCAAGACACCGATAGTGGGAACACGAGTAATCAAGACGGTGATTTGAACACGAACCAACAAGGCGCAACGGTAGATAGTAATAACGAAACGAATACTAATACTAATCAATATAATGGTGCAGGTAGTGCAAGCCAGATTCCAGTTGCAACATCAACAGCTCCATCGTTGATGTCAACAGGACCAGATAGTTGTTTAAAATCTAAATCTGGTGGTATGCAATCAACCGTTATTGGTTTTAGTAAAGGTGATTATGTTCAAGACCCTGAGTGTAATAGACGAAAGGATTCAGTAGTCTTATACACTCTTAATATGAAAATTGCAGCCATCACTCGAATGTGTCAAAGTATCGATGTATGGGAAGCAATGTTACTATCAGGTACTCCTTGTCCGATTGTAGTAAATGGAAAAGTGATTGTTGGTAAGTCAGCATTCATTACTTTAAGAAGACGCCCTGAGATTTTTATACCAAACTATAAGAAGCTCAAAAAGGCTAAGAAATTGTATTACCATACGATACTTGGCATAGGAGAAAATAATGGTACAAAAGTTCAAAGCAAAGAAACAAATACTGAGTCTGATAATAGCAAGTCTATCTCTGATCGCTACAGAACAGTCGATTGGTCAGATCTCCCATAGTGGTACATCAATTCAAAGTCTTACGTTTGGTAATCTAATCGATCCAGGCATTAATCCTTTACGACCTACTGGTGACTACACCGAAATTCAAGAGCTGATTAATACAGCTAACTATATTAATACTCAAGTCAGTAATGCTCAAGCAAGTGTTATTGAAATGAGTATGATGACTCCTGCAACTGCAGCCGATGCAAATGAAGCAATCGTTCCAGTTGCTGGTAGAACAGATGCTCATAAGATCGACTTATTAGAAGCAGCATATTATAACCAATCAATAGTAGATATAGTTAACAATAATTATTACAGTGCAGAACACTTATTAGTACAAAGCTATGAAGATAATAAAGATGAGATGGGTGCAGCTATCGATATGTTTACTGATGCTGCAGCAGAAATTAGTAAAGCTGAAGCTGTATTTACTGAAGCAATCAACGCTGAGACTGACGAAGAGCGAGTTGAACTTCAAAACTACATACGGGCCAACGACGTACAGATTGATCAATCAACTGTGCAAACGTTTAACCAATCGCTCGATACTATTGAAGATAAAGCTCAAGCGGCTACGGCATCGTTATTTGCGAGTCAAGATGCAGCAGCCCTCGCAATGATTAACTATGATAGTCAAGCAACACTATCTAATATAACCAATTCAACAGTGTCTTATGATGCATGGTCTGATCAAATGACTGTGACATGGGATAACGCAACTGATACTGTATTACAAGGTATGTTCTTTGGTAATGAAGGTGAAGTGAATTGGACGAAAGCAACAACTGAAGTCTATGATGGATTCTATGGAGATAATCCACCAGTATCTGTAAACGAGATGTATAGTGCTTATAGTTATGGTACAGGTGAATCATATGCAGAACAAGCACCAGGATATGATGTGAATGCGAAATTATACAATCCAACTCAATTGTCAATGGATGTCATAAACGTACAAAACAATTCGCAAGGTGTAACACAATATAATAGCGAGAATGGAAATCTTGGTTATAACGGACCAGGCACTATGATTACTGGAGCTCAAGAAGGAGCAAGTGATGGTAACCCAGGCGCATTTGATCCAAACCCAACTTTCGGCAATGATGAACAAGAGATTTCAGAGTTTGATAGAACAGAATTATTACCAGTCGGTGGACCATAAAAGGAGTAGTATATGAGTCTTGAAGAAACAGAAGTTAACGTAGGCGGTGTAAAATTCAAAGGAGTTTATATCGCAATCATGGCATCAATCATTGGTACCATTAGTGGTGGTATCTGGGCAGTGTCAGAATTTTATTCACATGTGGGTGTCATTGATGATACCTTAGTTCAATTAGAAGAAACAGTAGGCGAGTTAAGTTCAGCTCAAAGGGTAGACTTTAAAGAATTAAGAGTAATCATTGAAGCTGAACAAATTAAACTTACTACGATTGAAACACGATTAGAAGACAACAATATAAGTCACCTACAAGGTAAGCTTGCTGAACTACAAACAATGCTTGATGGCATTGGTTCTCGTCAAGTTGAAGTACTTACTGAAGCAAAGGAATCAGAAGTAAAGGTAGCTGACTTAGAGAAAGACTGGATTGAAGTTCGTAACGAATATAAAGCCATGGCTGATGCTCTTAAGAAGTTTGAAGATCGTACAAATAAGTTTAAAACTGAATTAGATAATCTATGGGAAGGTTTAGACGCTGCAACAAATCCTTTAAATTAATAGTTTACATTCACTTAAAACTATGTTATAATAGATTATATGATTAGACAAAATACGATTAAAAATAGCATAAAGTGTAAAGGTATAGGTTTACATTCTGGCAACAGCGTAAACCTTACTCTACATCCCGCCCCTGGAAACGAAGGTATAGTTTTCTATAGAACAGACGTCACACCACATGAAAGAATTGCTGCTCATGGTAGCAATGTGGTTTCGACTGATCTCTCAACTACGATTGGTAATGGATCTAATAGACCAACCATATCGACTGTTGAACATCTGATGTCAGCCTTTAAAGGACTAGGTATTGATAACGCTTATGTTGAGGTTAATGGACCTGAAGTTCCAATCATGGACGGATCTGCTGCACCATTTGTATTCCTTATTCAATCAGCGGGTATATTAGAACAGTTAAAGTTTAAAAAATTAATTCGCATTAAGAAAACAATTACGATAAAGGATGGTGATAAGTTTATAAGAATAGAACCATACAATGGTTTTAAAATAGACTACAGTATAGATTTTGACCATCCTGTCTTTAAGGATAAACCCGCATTCATATCATTAGACTTTAAACACACCTCATATATTCAAGACATCTCGAGAGCCAGAACCTTTGGCTTCGTAGATCAAATAGAAGCACTCTTAAAGAAAGGATTGATCAAAGGTGGATCAACTAAGAATGCCATATTAATTGATGACTACCATATCGTTAATGAAGAAGGCCTACGATATACTGATGAGTTTGTACGACATAAGGCTTTGGATTGCTTAGGAGATGTAAGCATGTTTGGAGCTTCAATGCTAGGTAAGATCACAGCTCATAAGAGTGGTCATGATTTAAACAATCGGTTAGTAAGAGCTCTTAACTCAGATTATTCTGCATGGGAAATCGTACATAATGGCTATAAAGAGATCAGAGGTCCTCAGAGGGCCGTGGCTTCATTTGGCTGATCTATTGGTAGGTATACTCATATCTAGCTAATAAATGCATTAGAGATCACTCTAGAGCTTATATCAAAAAGTTATAAGAAATCATTTCTTATTCCAAAACAATCTAAATAAACCTTAAATAAAGGTTTACAACCGCAGCTAGTTATGTTATAATAACTATATAAATTAATAAAGGAGTTAAAATGAGAAGAGCACGAACTAGACCGGTCACTGGTGCAAAAAGGCTCGCAAACGTGGTAATAATTAAAACCCCTCCTAAGAATGAAAATGTAAATATTAACAAAAATAACCCTTTACAAATACCAAAAAAAATGGTATAATATATCCATAAATTAATCAAACAGGATTCTTATTATGATTCTTAATATTACAGGTTCAACTAAAACTACTCGAGCAATGGTCACATCTACCGCAGCATTCGGTATGATCGAACTTGGCTTACGCTCATTAAGTAGCTTAAAGATTAATATCAAATTGATCAATATGCCAGAAGGTAATTATGGTTTATGTTCAGCAAACGATGAAGACGATAAACCATGGCAGCCAATGAGAAATTTTACCATTGATATTAACAAGAATATGGGCATCAGTATGATTGTTCGTACAGTACTTCATGAATTGGTACACGTTAAACAATTTGCTCGTGGTGAATTGGATAGTAAATATAAAGGTATGCGTTGGAAGACAGCTCACGTTACTGATGATGTAGATTATATGGATCTACCATGGGAAAAAGAAGCGTACAAATTGGAAGAGAAATTAGCAGCTAAATTTTGGAGAGAGAACTTAATATGAGTAGTTTAATATATAATGATTTTATCGCTGATCGAATTAAAAAAGCTTTGGTTAACGAGGCCGAAGCATCAATTGAAGATAACATTATACATGATGTGAAAGGTCCTCATTTAGATTTAGATGAAGACGAAGGTTATCTTTTGTCACTTAAGCGTACCATTAAAGTTATGGACGAAAACGGAAACACTTATAAAATCACTATTGAGCAGGACTTGGACTAAATTATGTTAGTATATAGAAAAAATATCATAAGCGGTAAAGTTAACACTATGTCTTTACCAGTAACACAAAAACAACTTGACATATACGAGAATACAAACGTTAATGTTCAAGATGTTTTCCCTGAGCTCGATGCAGATCAACGTGAGTTTCTCATCTCTGGCTTTATGCCTGGTGAATTTGAGCACCATGTTGATGGATTCGAATCCGAATTCGGACTTCTTACTGAAGACGAAACTTCTAATTATGTAAAAGGTGGCAGAAATGACTAAAGAAACTAAAAAGCAATATGAACATATCGACAACGTACCGTATTATGGCCATAAAAAAACTGAATCAAGGAAACGTCCAGTAAAAACGAATTATTTAGAATTCATGGCAGTTATCTCATCGTACGCAGCATCAGTTGCATTCCTAATCATATATGGAAAGCTTTCAGGAATGACTTTTGAGCATATGATGATCGCATGTATGTTTACCTTTCTTATGCAATTAAACGTGCAATTCTTAGGTACGGCTATTCGACATCAAAGAAGTAAAGATCGTTGGTCTAAATGGGATGGTTCTTAGAATCGTCTTTCTTATAACAAAATAGTCTAAAATAAACGTTTACAATATCATCTAGGTATGATATAATAGTTACTTAATTAATCGAGTTGAGAGTATATTATGCCTGTTTTAAGATTTCTGTTTCAATTTGCCATTATCATCGCTGTTGCTATATTAGCACTACAATACCTATAGGATTATATTATGCTTCACTTTACAGATTACATTTCGTTTAAAGTTGTCTTACCCGATCCCGAAAACACTGCATCTTATTACGCTGTCGCTGTCAACGGTATTGATAGTAACTTCGAAGAAATTGATGAAGCTGCTGCGTTCATTTCTAGTCAAATGGTACCGCGTTGGAATGCAGAAGATATCAAAACAATATTATTAGCTAACATATAGGATTATATTATGACACACAAAGTTACTCTCATCACCAAAGCACAACGTTTGGCTCTTATCAAAAAATCACATAAGAAGGTTATTAAGAAGCAAAAGCTTCAAGATCGTATTGCTCTTAAAGATACTCGTGCACTCACTAAGTCTGTTAAAAAAGCAGGCCATCAAGCTCCTTCAAATCTTGATGCTTTCTCTGAAAAGAACATGTACTATACTGAAAAAGAAGTTGATACATTCATTAAAGCTTCTCCAATGTATGAAGCGTATCAAGCATCTCGAGATGATTACTCATGATGCATACAAATTCATTACGATATGATCATACAGGTCGTAAGCGTAAAACTAAAGCTTTAAACAAATGTAAGAAGCTTAAGCGTACCTTTAAAGAAATTGAAGTACGCTCAGTCCATCCTAACTACGAGGATCAGGTTCATTATAAGTCTGCTCCTCTCAAACCACCTACTCAAACTATGCAAGATGATTCTTATAAGAAAGAGATCTCATCAAAGTATACTGTTTCTATCGCTTATAATAAAGGTACTTATCAAGTAGTGCCTAATAGTGATATTAAACATATCGGAAAATAATTGTTTACAAATCTTTAAAAGTATGATATAATAGATTTATTATTATAGGAGAGACATAATGTCAGCAGAATTAGATAAGAAGCGAGCTAAAGGCCGAGGCAATAGAAATACTATTGATGGCCAATACCATGGTTCGATGCCAGTGTACGATGCAAAAACTACACCAACAGATCCAAAGATTTATTGGAACGAATGGAGTAATGCTGCAAATTGGTTTAACTATAAGTGTAAGCCAAAAGACTTTAAGTCATATGCAGTACGTTATGCTAAAGAATTCCTTAAAGTTTCTAAGGATGACTTAAAGAATCTTAAAAAGGTTTCTGATATTCGCTTTTTACCTATATCAAAACTTGTAGCAGTACACTTTACTGGATTTAATTATCGTAAAGCTGAACGTGAGTTGCTTAAGATTCATGTACAAGATTTAATTGAACAAGGTAAGTTAATCGTTGATAAAGTCGTTAAAGATGATAATATATCAAAGGTTGTAATATCGATTCAAGATCGTATGCGTACTAAAATGATGGAAACAATCTATAACGAATTTGATGAGACTGTAGTTGAAGGTTGGTTTGATAAAGACTTTAATACAAAGTTTGATGCTTATAATGCAATTAAACGCCATGACGTAAAAGGACCATCAGTAAAAATGTTTGCTGATAAGATCACACTATTATATACTGAACTTAATGATGCATACACTAAAGATTGTGAACAAGCAGTCGACGCGTATTCTCATTGGTCACGTCCTAATATTAAAAAGGCTATGAAACAATTAACTATAGTCTTAGATGATATTGAGAAAGCGCAACTTGCAAATAAAGCTGTACGTAAGCCACGGGCTTCTAAACCTAAGGCATCAGACAAACAAGTGGCTAAGCTTAATTACCTTAAGGATGATAATGAAAGTAAGCTAGCGTCCATCAGCCCTATTCAAATCCCAGGTGCTAAGGTCTTATACATCTACAATGTTAAACAAAAGAAAATAACAGAGTTTATAACTGATCATGCTAATGGCTTTATGGTATCAGGGTCATCATTAAAGAACTTCGACGACAAATTAAGTAGATCATGTACGCTTCGTAAGCCTGATGATATACTACCACAAATTCTTAAGAAGACACAGAAGCAGATTGATAATGTCTTTAAGGGTCTCACCACGAAGGTCAGTGTACCAGCTGGCCGTATCAATAAGGATTGCATTATACTGAGGGTCATCAATTGAGTGAACTAAAAGACTATAAGATTATGACTAAGAAGAGATTTTCTTCAGCAGTCGAAATGTTAGTCGCAACAAAGAAACTAAGTTATATCGATGCTATTACACATATAGTTGAAGAACGTGGAATGGAATACAGTAACGTCAAACGGCTGTTATCTGATTCAATTAGACAGAAGCTAGAAGTAGAAGCATCAGAATTAAAATTAATTACAACAACACCCGGCAATAAACTACCATTATAGGAAAACACCATGAGCACAATTATTATTCCATCATCAGACGCAGATCGTAAAATCATCAAAGATGCAATGACTGAGTTATCTAACTCTATGGTTCGCATTGAGTCTGAAAAGAACTTCATCAAAGAAGCTATTGAAGAATTAAACGATAAGGTTGGTATCGATAAGAAGCATCTACGTAAGTTAGCTAACGTATACCATAAGCAAACTCTTGCTCAAGTCACTGGCGAAATGGAAGACTTGGAAGCATTATATGAATCATGTCTTAAGTAAGATGGATCCATTTGAGTCATACAAACTTTATAATGCACTCAAGCTTCATTTCGAAACAGACGGATATGATGCAGTAAAGTATCATTATAAAACTCGAGTTAATCCTCAGTCTTTCTTTAAACGGAGAGACAAGTATTTCTTTGCCAAGCTCGGTAAGAGTTATGGCAAGGATCTATTAAAGTATTATGTATCAAACTTTATACAGGACGTCAAGTATGTCGGTGATATGCTAGGCCTTGATGGAGAGACTAACTATAACGATATGGTTAAAGTCCATGAATCATTATCGTATAGGTTTAAAAGTGATATAAATATATTATCATCGATGGTCAACTCATTCGATGAAATGTTGGAGTGTAAGGATAACGAATACCCAGTAGTTATCAATGCATTCTTACAGCAAGAAATTTGTTTAGAAACTGTGGTCATACTAAATAAACTCACAAGGTTTATGGAGAAGGCAGATAAACAAATAACAGAGACAATCATGTGGCCTGATCTGTCTCGTAAAGTTCAGAAGTACGATCCATTTGTTTCGATTGACCGAGATAAGATGATAAAGATCGTAACAAAGTCCTTTACAAGTTAGTGATAATGTGTTATAATATACATTACATTATGAATAAAGTGGATAATTCAGAAAATACAAAACATACATTGGAGAAAACAATATGTCTTTAAGTAATTTAAAATCTAGTCGTGGCTCGTCTATCGACAAACTCGTTCAAGCAGCAGAAGCTGTATCTCAAAAAGCAGAAACAAAATCATACGGTGATGACCGTTTTTGGAAGCCTACACGTGATAAAGCTGGTAATGGCTATGCAGTAATTCGTTTCCTTCCACCCAAGGAAGGTGAAGATTTACCATGGGCTCGTTATTGGGATCATGGCTTTCAAGGACCAACCGGTATGTGGTATATCGAAAACTCATTAACTTCTATTGGCCAAGATGATCCTGTTGGAGAAGCAAATGCAATCCTATGGAATACTGGTCGAGATGAAGATAAAGCTCTTGCTCGCGAACGCAAACGTCGTTTACACTATGTGTCAAATGTGCTTGTTGTATCAGATCCATCTAATCCACAAAATGAAGGTAAGGTATTCCTTTATAAGTTTGGTAAGAAGATCTTCGACAAGATCATGGACGTGATGCAGCCTCAATTCCAAGATGAAGATCCAGTTAACCCTTACGATTTCTGGGAAGGTGCTGACTTTAAGATCAAGATTCGTAAAGTTGAAGGTTGGGTAAACTACGATAAGTCAGAGTTCGGTAATCAATCAGCTCTGTTTAACTCAGACGAAGAAAAGCTAGAAGAAGTATATGCTAAGGTTCATTCATTAGCAGACTTCACTAAGGCTGAAAACTATAAGACTTATGCTGAACTTAAAGCTAAGTTTAATAAGGTATTAGGTGTTGATGCTGGTCATGCGGCAGTAGCAGAACCTGCAGTAGCTCAGACATTGGCTGAACCAACATACACTGAAGCTCCTGCTGGTGCAGCACCAACTGCTGAAGCTGAAGATGATACCCTTAGTTACTTCGCTAAGTTAGCACAAGAATCATAGTATAATAATAAAGAGCGGTGTATACCGCCAGGCAACACGCTTAAGGAGTCCTTCGGGGCTCCTTTTTTTTATTAGCCATAAGCCAATTCAGTACTCGTTCCAAAACCTCTCTTACGACCAGAACGACCACTAACGACACTTGTATTTGAATTAGATCTACTTGAGTTATCAACATTAGTTATAGTAACTGGAGCAGCTGCTTGATTGAAGAATTGTCCTTCCATCTTATTATTCATAGAAGACATATCCAACTCATCACCACGATCATCAGCTGATACTTCAAGCTTATCAACCTTATCGGTAGCACTGCCGGTTGACATTACTTCAGCATACACTCGAGTATAAGCTTCACTAGGTGATTCTCCACCAGGTGCTGCGGCTTTAATAGCTGCAAATGCACCAGCCCCAAAAGCTTTAATGATAAGTTTTAATTGACTAAATCTTTCAACTAGATCATCAAATACTTGATTCATCTTATCTTGTATAGTGGAAAATAGATCAGTAAAACTAAAATCACTAAATATTTTAATAGCACCATTAACAAAACCAATAATGCCGTCTTGTATAGACGTAAAAAGATTTCTAAACATCGCAACAAAATCAAAATCAGGATCGTATTTTGTTTCTAATCCAAAGAGATCTGCCATAAATGTCATTGCCTTTTTAAGTAAATTAAAAGGAATACCAAATATTTGTGCAGGAAATTCAACTAAGCCGGCTTTAAATGCTTCGAATGCAGATCCAGTTTCATCGAATACACTTTTTACTTTTTGAAAGGTTTTTACAAGAGCTGCAATCGTTAGGGCTATGGCCGCGCCAATTAATATGGCAGGACCTAATCCAATACCAGCTGCAGCCATGGCAGCTTGAATACCCATCATGCCATTTTTAACTATACCAATAACCTTTACGATCTTACCAAAGTTAAGTGCTACGACTAAACCTAAAGCAAGAGATATATCTTTCCAGTTTTCTTTAAATAATTCTAATGCACCTTTAAAGTCACCTTCGAATAGTTTTGAAACAATATCAAACGCATCGATAATAACCGCTACAGTACGATCAATATATTCTTGTAGTTTAACCGGATTGAATATTGCTAATGCAACACCAGCTAGGCCTGCTAAGAAGCCAGCATTATCTTTAAATTTGCTAGCAAGGTTACCTATAGATCCTTTAATTCCTTCAAGTAACTTATTTTGTTTTTTGTTTGCCTTTTGAGCTTCCCTACGTTTTCTTTCTTGTTCTGCACTTGTAAGTACACTCTCTTGGTTTTTTGTTTCTAAGTCAATTTGTTTTTGATCACCAGAAGCTATAGCAGTTTTTAATCTTTCAGATGTTTCTGCAAAAGATTTTTGTATAGATAATGCATTAGTCTTACCTAGCTTATCCTTACGATCTGTGTCAGCTACTAATTGACTGAGTAAGTCATTTCTTTCAGTATCAGTTTTTTTACTTTGCTGTTCTTTATTCTGCTCTTTAATTGCAGCGGCGAGCTGTGCAATACCCTGAGCATCCTTTCCACCAAACCCTGATTCCAATTGCTTATCAGACAATTTGCTGGGGTCAAATTCTTTCTTTTTCTTTTTTGGATCTGGTTTCATCTTAGCCATAACTTATACCTATTTCTTTTTAAGAGCTTGTGTACCAAAGAACGCAGCGACGATACCGGCAACAGCAACAAAATATGTTGGTGCCATATCACCCAGTGTTTCCTGAGCTTGGTCTAGACCTGCTAGAGATGCAAGGACAACAGCAAAGGGATATAAGAGTAATCCACCTAAAGCAAACCATGTCATGTTGCGTTGAGCATCACGCATAGCATCTGCATCTTCGAGTTCTTTTCGTTTAAACTCAAGATACATTGCTTCCTCTTCGCTAGATACCTTACCATCACCGTTAGTATCTGCGGGGTGGAATACTTTATCTTCTGACATAATTATTTCCTATTTTGTTGTTGCTTAAGTCGTTCGTTTTCTTCTTTAATATGTTCCTGTAATAATGTAGTATAGATCTCACGTTCCCACGGCACCATGTTATCTAACTCTGTTAAACTATATCCATGGTGCTGCATCATCGCAAAGTTTGTCTTATAATGGTTATATAAGCTATCGTGAGAGAGGCTTAACCAAAAAAACTTTGTAAGCCACTTAACACAATTTTATTATCATGACCACATTCTTCGCACTTATATTCTAATTCATATTTAAGTGCTGGGATAGTTTCAAAGTATGATGTCAATTTAGTAAACTGATCACTATTCAATGAATCAATAAAATCCTTTAATTCTTCTCTTTTCGAATCACTTGCTAGATAAACATTATCAGCATCATAGATTGATTCAATACAATCAATTAATACTTCCATAATACCAGCAAGTGATTCTAATTTATCCGATTGATGTTTTCCAATATCTCCAACCTTAGGATACGATAGTGTTAAACCGACATCAGCCGTTAACTTAATAGTTGTATTACCACTATCCATAACTGGCGTTTTAATATCGTCAAAGCGAATCAATTCTTTATGTTCATGATCGCACTCTTCACACTTAGCTTTTACTTCGGTAGATTCACCAACCGATTTAGATCTAAGCTTTAAGAATAATGCTTCTAAATCAAACATCGTTAATTGATTGATATTTAGATCATCATACACACAGCTACTAATTACGTCTTTAATAGCTCCTAAAATTTGTTGTTGATCTTGTGATTCCATTGCAATCATTAAGATCTTTTCTTCTTTTACTAAGTAAGGTCTATACTCTACTTCCTTTCCTAGTGATGGTACAATTGTCTTATACTTCGCAGCATTCAATACTGGTAACGCCATAATAAACTCCTATAATATTAAAATAATGATCTAAATGTTTCTAATCCACTTGTTAATTTACTTGGTAATTTAATGTCAAATGGTAAATTTGGTATTGCTGATATTGCTTGTGATATTTTCGACTGTACAAAATTCTCTGGTATATATCGATCATAAGCAAATGTTACACTTATTTTTTGCAATGAATTCTCTGATGAGTTATTTAATTCAATTGCTGCTATACTAATTGGATAAGCATTTAATAATCTTATTCCGTATACATTTTTATCGAAATCATTTAGTTGCTGAATAACGATATCTGTTTGATAATTTGCTTTATATCCTAATTGATAATTTTCTGTATCTACAATTGATGACATCCATGTTTCGAACATATCTTTCATATAATAATCATTCGTAAGATAGAAGGTCATTGTAACGTCGTCATCAATAAAACCATTAGGTATCTTTAAAGTTTCTCTTTCAGCTGATATATCCAATGTATTAAAACTACGACCAGGCATCTGAGTCGACTCACATAAGAATGCAATATCTCTAGGATCTGATATAAGACTCTTTGCATTAAATGAGCTGCCATCTAATAAACGACCAATGATATCAAATGGATCTAAGTTTAAAAGACTCTGTGATGGCGGAGTAAAGATCGTAAGAAAGCGATTAGTCTTTGCTAAGCCACCTCTTTTACCAACTATAGATTTTAAGTTATCAATTGACATATATCTTATCCATTGTATTGTTTGCGAGAATATCTCCAAACAGTTTCTTTTTTAACTTTAGCAAATTGTTCTACTGGTAAGAATATTGCTATTTCCCATTCACTCATAGGAACTCTTACTGGTTGACCTTTCACTTGACTATTTAAATAATGCTTAAAGCAAGGTTGAAATTCTTTAAACTTTTTAGTCGATTGTAGTAAATCATATCGTAATTTTAATCGACTCTTATCTGTTACGTTTTTAGGTGCAGTCTTCATTAACTCGTCTAAGAATCTAGCTCTTACTCCTGGTGCCAAGTAATGTAGATTCAAACCATAGAATCCACCAGGAGCTGGTTCAACTACTATGACCATAGGAAACTTATCATAGTATGGTAATGTCTTCTTATGCTTAGGATCATAGAAGTACATGTACATGCTACCAGAGATCTCTTTCGATGATGGATCTAATGCGTCATCCTTTAAAAGTTTACGAGGATTCACATCACCTAGTTCATTAACCTTTTTACGGAACCAATTCTTAGACTGTTTAGTCCTTGCTTGGATTCCAGCTCTTTGAGCGTTTGCTTGTAGTGTATCAAATAGACTTGCCATATCTTTATTTATATCAATTAGTCCTTTACATTTGAGTGAAAGTATGTTATAATAATATAGTTACCCGGTGAGGCAGAGGTATACTATTTTTTCTTAATGGTTGATTTCTTTTTAACAGGAGTCTTCTTTTTAGTTGTTGACTTCTTTTTCTTAATAGGAGCTCCAACTATTTTAATACCCTTAGCCTTTAATGTATGTTCAGTCCATATCTCAAAGGTCCAACCACGATCTTCTGCATAATCCCTAGCAGCTTCCCATTTATCAGTATTCTTTATATATGTTGTGACTTCAGTGATGTACTTCTTTGTCTGTCTTGATGGTTGTTTAGGTGGTTTAGTTTCTTTGTCTGGCTTGATCTCAACAAGTATGACATGACCCGATTCCATCTTAATGAGTAGATCAACATAATACCTATGCATCTTCTTATCAACCTTCCATCTATATGGTACAACCACCTCTTCCGAATTCCAAGCAATAACTTGTGAATTAGCTTCGCACCATTTAAAGCAAGACTTCTCCCATAATGATCTGTATGTTATTTTAGACGGATCTCCGACATACTTCTCTGGTTTTTTTATTTTGTATTTGCCTGAATAAGCCATATAAATAAAGGTATAGTAGTTAATGTATGTATTATTTATAGGGTAAATTGTATGTCTAAAATTTATGTCTTTCCAGAAGCTTTAAGAGAAAAAGCAAATATAGGAACTGGCTTTCCATTTGTTTCTTTCGAATTTGTTAAAAGAGCATTGCCAGAAAACGCTGCAATATATTTATATTTGCCACAAGGCTTTTCTGTACCAGATTCTGCATCTTATGGTTCGGTTGATCTAGGGCTAGTTGGAAGTGGTGCTGGTGGAGCATTGTCTAAAGGTGAAAAAGAAGCAGTAGCCACAGAAGCTGTAGGTAAAATATTAAATGAAGTTGGAGCAGCCACGGTATTTACTCAACAAAAGATAAAAGCCGGTGAAGCGCTTAACCCTAATACCGTACTACAGTTTGATAACGTTTCTGTTAGGACATTTAATTTTACATTTAAACTTGTTGCAGAATCACAAAAAGAAGCACAGTCTGCTTTGTTAATAGAAAATATGTTTAGAGCAGCTTTATATCCTGAAGTGAAGAATAGATTATATTTAGAATACCCTCCAACGTTTAATATTAAATTCTACCATGGTGGTAAAGAAAACATTTACATGCCACAGATCATGGAATCATATTTAGCGAGTATGAATACTGTATATAATGCATCGTCTAATATGTATCATGCTGATGGTTCTCCGTCTGAAATAGATGTTACATTAACGTTCACTGAGACGAAAGCTCTTACTAGAGAAGTGTTATATCCTAATGGAAACGCTATCAATAATCAAACAAACGATGCCTCATTTGGTCTTGATTCTATTGAACAAAAAATTAAAGATAAAATTTCATCTATTAGAGATATATTTTAGGAGTATATGTAATGTCATTTTTTAGTCAATTTCCAAAGGTATCGTATGACTTTAATCGTAGTGGTACTATTCAACAAATGGTTAATATATTTAGATCTGTTAGATCGAGAACAACATTATTAAATAGAAGTACTCTATATAAAAATTATGTTATTCAAGATGGTATGAGACCAGATATTATATCAGAAAAACTATACGGTACTCCAGATTATTACTGGACATTTTTTATTATTAATGATTTCCTACATGATGGGTTACAGACTTGGCCTATGTCTGAACTGGCATTACAAGAATATATGACAAAACATTATTCTGGTAAAGCAATGATTTTTACTCCTGGAGCGGTATTAGAAGCAAATGGTGAGCAGTATACTAGTAATTCAATTGCAGGTAAATTAGACTTAGGTGCTTTAGTGTATGGTGTTAAATCTGGTGCTATCGGCAGAATAAAAAGAAAAGATATTGATTTAAACTTAATTGTAGTAGAAAATATTGTTAATGGTGTCGAAGGAAAAAATCCACAGACTGGGCAGACTGATACATCTATAGATGGTGGAGCGTTTCAGGAAAAAGAATATATACAATCGGTATATACCGATGAAGTTGGTATTAAAGTAGAGCTTTCTACTGATGACTTTAATTCGTTATCTCCTGATATCATATATGATTATGCTGAGGCTCCATCGTTTTATTATATCGATGGTGATATCGAAAAGAGAGCTGTCACTTCACCAACAGGTATATCAACACAAGCTAGTCAAATAACTCCAGTATATTCTGAAGTACAATGGAGTTCTGACTTACAAGGGCAGTTAACAAATCCACCATATGATCCAACCTTATTAAACCAAACACAGCTATCTAATGATGATCTGGTTATACATACTAACACATCATCAGTAAAGCCTTTGATTTATAGTGGAGGTTATCAGATAACAGCTGATGATTCACCCGGTCAAATTGTATTTCAATCTAATCGTGAACATATCATTGCCCAGAACGAAAAACACTCTTATATCCGAGTAATTAATCCGAATTCAATTACTGAATTTGTTGAAGAATTTGAGAATTTAATCAATGCCTAGATCTTCGAAAACATCGAGTACTAAAGCATCATCTCCAGCTTCATATGATATTCATAGCTTAAAGCTTATAATGAATGATGGTTCTACTATAGACATAAAGACTCTTGTCTCTGAAGTCATTATAAACGAAAGTTTGTTTAACCAATCAATACAAGTTGATCTTAAAGTTGTCGACGGTTTTGATTTGTTTCAAAAATCACATATGTCTGGTGGTGAGAAAGTAAAAATAAAAATTCGAAGGAAAGATAATAGTAAAACTACTAGTGAAAAAATATTTGATCTTGAAGTGTATATCGCAGAAATCTTAGATCATTCTAAGCCTAAAGCAAGTATACAGTATTATAAGCTTATATGCTTAAGTTCACATGCCTTTATTGATCGAATGAAAAAACTTAATCGGTCTTTTACTGGTAATATTAATGCGCTTATAAGAGACATATGTAAAAATGATTTAGGTGTAAAGTCTGTAGATTTCTCTAATAAAAACCTTGCATCGATTAAAGGTATATATCCTAATTTAAACCCGTTGCAAGCAGTCACATGGTTACTTAGAAATTCATCTGATGAATCAACACCATTTTTTTTCTATGAAACAATTAATGATGGATTGCAGTTTAATTCATATAAAGAGTTACTTGAAACTGAAGTGTATAAGACATATAATAACACACCATATTATGTAAATGAGGTTGACACACCAGAATACTTTGATGAAGCTTCTAAAAAGATACTTGAAATGAATTCTGAATTAGACATGTCTAAGTATCAACAGATAAGTAACGGTGCTTATGCTGCATCTACATACTGTATAGATATATCCAATAAAGAATATATAACATCAAAATTTAATCGTTCTAATAATGAACTGATGCAATTGAATAAACATAATTCTCTTTCAAATAAAATATCGTTTGATGATTCTATTGTAAGTGAAAATTATGCTTCAAAAGAATTTTTTATATCTACTAATGCTAATTCATTTGGAACTGAAGTTAATTATCATGGTACGATTAAAGATAATCTTACAAAGAAAAATTCATATTTTCAAAACTTAAAGTTTATGGGATTAGATATAGTTATATACGGAGACTTTGATTTAAGTCCTGGTAAAATTATCGAACTAACCATACCAAAGAGTACTGATGTAAATATACTAAAGGCTGAAGGTAGAGACGCAATGAAAGATAAACTTCTTTCTGGGAAATATGTTGTATCATCTATTGCTCATGTGTTCGATGGCAATGAATATAAATGTGATATCGGTTTACAGAAAGATAGTTTACTATATGATTTAGATTCAAAAATAACAATTGGTAATTAATATGAATAGAAATAGTGATAGCTTTATCGGTGGTAGCTTTACTTGGTTCACGGGAGTGGTCGAAGATCGATTTGATCCTGAAGAATTAAATAGAGTTCGTGTTCGTTGTTTTGGTTACCATACTGAAGATAAAAGTGCTATCGATACTGAAGATCTACCATGGGCTACAGTCATGATGCCTACTACAGCTTCTGGTACTTCAGGGGTTGGTGATACGCCTCATGGATTGATGGAAGGTTCCTGGGTTGTTGGATTCTTTAGAGACGGACCATCTGCTCAAGACCCTATTATTATGGGATCGGTTGCATCTAAGAATAGTCCACGTTCTAAAGATCTTGGATTCACTGGTGCCAATTATCCTACTGGTGATTATGCTGAAGAGTCAGACGTTAATTACGCAGCAAGGCAAACTAAATATACAACAAGTAATGCATTACAACAAAGAGAATTAGGATCAGCAGCAGTTACTTCAATACAAACTGCGTCACCACCTAAGGTCACGACTGTTGCGACAGATAAAGCTGAATCATATTATACTGAATCACCATTTGAAGTAATGCCTCCATTAGGTGATGATAGAGTTGGTGGTGCACACGTACCAGATTATCCATATAATAAAGTAAATGAATCAGAGTGTGGTCACGTAGCAGAAGTTGATTGTACTCCTGGATTTGAACGTACTCATCGATCACATACTTCAGGTACATATGAAGAGATATACGCAGATGGTACAAGGTCAATAAAAATAACAGGTGAAGACTACGAAGTAGTTGTATCAAATAAAAATGTTCATATTCGTGGTAATTGTAATATGACTATTGATGGAAATTTAAGACAATTAGTCTATGGTAACTATCACCTTGAAGTAGAAAAAGATATGACAATGGATATCAAGGGTTCGTTGCAACAAAAGATTGGTGCTAACCATGAGACTGAGGTTGTACTTGGTCGTAGTACAAATATTGGTACTGATGATAGTTTAACAGTGATGAATAACTCTACATCAAATATAATTGCAGACAAACTTGTTACAGTAGGCGGCAACTCGTCACACACGGTAACAGGTAACTGTGGGATAACATCACTTGCAAATTTAAACTTATTTAATGCTGAGAAATTCAGTCATACATCGTTAAATAACTTTGCATTAACTATTGATGGTGCTCAATTGATTGGTGTTACTGGTACTCAAGTAACAGATATTACTGGTTCACAAACAACAACAGCAGCGTCAATGGATATCAATGGTGGTAGTGGAATTGATATGGATGCATCAACGATTAATCTGAACTAAGGAGTCAATATGCCAGGAGTCACAAGATTGGGAGATGGTCATATAGGGCATGCTAGTCCTACGCCTAATCCATTTCATAAAACTAGTTATGCTGGTGGTTCTTCTAACGTGTTTGTTAATGGTAAAAATGTAATACGAGCTAATCAAGATTCTACTGGATGCGGAGATCCAGCAACGGCAGGATCAAGTACAGTTTTTGTTAACGGTAAACCAGTTCATCGAATAGGTGATGCTACCGGTGGTCATGGTAGTTGGGTTCCAAATGCATCGGGCCAAGGTTCATCAAATGTTATTGCAGGCGGATAGGAGTAGGTTATGAGTACATGTGGTGATAATGTAAATTTAGATAAACTAAAAGAATTACAAGGCGGTCTTGACTCTAAGTTACAAGGTGGCAAAGATCAACTTGCTTCTCTCAAGACTGACATGACTGCAATGAAAGCTGAAGCCGAATCGTTTAAGCCTACTATACCTACAAAGGAAAGTTTTCAACAAGAGTTACAGGATCTTGCTGCACAAAATGAAAATGTAATTGCGTTCGAAGCAAAGAAAGCTCTACTAAAAAGCAAGTATACAAGTGCCGAAGCAGACTTTGATGCAACATTAGAAAAATTAGGAATGAGCACTTTCCCTCCTGCTCAAGCCGATATTAATACTATATGTGCAAACGCGGCAAATGTTGTATTAGATGAAGCTGGTAATGCTATTGTAGAACCTGAACCACCTAAGGTTGCTGATGTTGTACCACCCCCGCCTGTTCCTAAAGCTGTATATGTTCCTGACGTTGAAGAGATTAATAAAGATCTGATTAAATTTGCTTCTAGAATGACTTTTAATAGAATAAAATTTCTTACCGATAGATTGTTTGCCTTTGGACAAAAGAAAAGAAAGCAAGAATATTATGAGCTTTCAGGGCCTGAAGTATGGATATATACATTTGAATCTGGTGGAGCAAATATTGATGAAGTAAAAAAGTTTAACTATACTGTTGCAGACTTAAGATCACGACAAGCGGCTTTAAAACAAAAACGTCCTACAAATGCAGAAACTGACGCTTATGATTTCCAAGCACAAGGTAAATTAATAGAAGAAAACTATAATAAATATAAAGCTGAATATTCCTCGTATGCAAATGCTGGACCATTCGCACAAGCTTGTACAGAATATGTCGCTAGATATAAGAAAAAGAATGGAATCACTTAATGGCTAATCCAAACTATGCATCATTACTTGCACAAATTGCAGCAGAGACAGATCCAACTGCTAAGCAAGCTTTAATAGATCAGTGTTATGTTTTTACTGAAGATCTTACTACGACTGAAAAAGAATTATTTAATTATGTCACATCGGATTATATGACCGATAATCCGGGAACTACAACATCATACGTTGGTATATACTATGGAGAAGATGGAATAATACAATGACTATTACTAAAAGAGCTACAAAAGGTAGTGCACTCACATATAACGAAATGGATGAAAATCTTCGTGATCTATATGAAGACACTGGAATACACAGAGTTTTAACAAACGGATCTGGAGCCAATGAGCAAGTCCATGGTGATGTGATAGGTATCATCGGGGGTGCATTAGCTAATGCTAATAATCCAACATCAAGGTTCGGGCCGATTGTCGATATATACAGAGATGTTGACAGGGCAGACGAGATCAACAATACTAACGCGCTAGGAGCTATTGCATTTTCTGGTCGTAATGAAGACGACGTAAAAGTTAGTTACGCATCAGTTCACGCGAATATAGGCAGCACTGCTGATGATGGAGAGCATAGTGCTAATCGTCTTGTATTTTCAGTTGCAGATGGTACTAGCGGAGCAGCTTTTGATAGTTATCTAAATGATAGCTTTAATGTTGGTCATACTGCAGTAATAAACGCAAGTGCCGATTCATTACAAACTACTGGTAAGTTTGCAACAGATGCTGCTGAAATTCAACTTGGTGATTCAGCTCACCAAAGTATCCACGCGACTGTGATGAATTCGGGAAACAGACCTAACGCTGATTTTTATTTGCCAACTACTGACGCTGCTAAAGTTTTAAGTATCGGTGGCATGGGACCGAACTCATCTTTTGCCTTTACTACTGCGAATAAAACTACTATACAAATGCTTCAATATCGTGGGCAGCATATGATTAAAGCTTTTTCAGCAGCATCTGTTGAATTTGATTTACCAATAGTCCAAAATAATAGTACTTTAAGTACAACAACAGCAGGTGTTGGTGATGTGTGGCAAATTAGTCACGCTGGCAACACAGGAACTACTATAACATTAGACAGAGATGGTAGTGGTACAGCTCAGGATGTATATTGGGTAAATGGTACTAGCTTAGTTCAATTTACAAATAACCCTACAATAGCTTTTGGTGGTTCGCTTATGTTACAAGCAGTATACGCAGGGACATATATGATATTCAACGCAACGGGGTTAACAGATGCTTAATATAGAAGAATTAATAGCAAGTGGTGATGTAGCTGCAGTATTAGCTGCTACAGCCGAAGATCATTGGGGTAAGCTACGCAGACTAAGAAAGGAGCTATTAAATGATAGTGATCGTACTCAGTTAGCTGATGCTCCTCTTACAGATACAAAGAAAGCTGAATGGGCTACATATAGACAAGCACTACGTGATATGCCGATAACAAACGAATCTGCAACTTCATACGAAGACATTGTATGGCCAACTAAACCATCATAGTTAATATATGAAAAATACAATAACTGCATAGGAAATTTATATAAATAACTATTATGGCTAATTATTCAAATACATCAGGAACAGGT